AATGTTTTTTTGAAAGATAATAATAAGGCTCTAGTTTTTTACAAAATGGGTCTATGTAATTTAATAGCACCCCCTTTTTATAAGATGTATTTTTGAGTACATATTCATTATTTTCTACATCACAAATATTATCTAAAAAATCATATACAATATTTAAGGAAATATCATATTTAAATATTTGTGAGTATGTCATAATTAATTAGGATATATTATTTTAATTAATTAATAAAAACTATAGTTATATATTATTATGCCGGGAGGTTTACTAAATTTAATATCAGAAGGAAATCAAAATATATATTTGACCGGTAATCCAACAAAAACCTTTTTCAAAACAACCTACGCTAAACATACTAATTTTGGATTGCAAAAATTTAGAATTGATATGATTGGATCAAGAAGTATGCGTATGTTAGAGGATTCGGAATTTAAATTTAAGATACCTAGATATGCCGATTTATTAATGGATACTTATATATGTGTTACACTACCGCATATATGGAGTCCTATTTATCCACCACAAGAGAGAGAACATGTATGGGCGCCGTACGAATTCAAATGGGTTGAAAATCTAGGTGTAGAGATGATTAAAGAAATAGAAATTAGCGTAGGAGGACAAATATTACAAAAAATTTCCGGATCTTATATGAAATGTTTGGTAGAACGTGATTTTAATACAGATAAAAAAAACTTATTTAATAAAATGACAGGAAATATACCCGAAATAAATGATCCAGCTAATTCTGGTGGAAGAGTAAATATGTACCCTACCGCATATTTTTCTGAAAGCCAAAATGGTGCTGAACCATCAATTAAGGGACAAAGGTTATATATCCCAATTTTAGCATGGTTTTCTATGAATTCTAAAATGGCGTTTCCATTAGTTGCCATGCAATATAACGAATTGGTTATTACAGTTAGAATGCGACCTTTATATGAATTATTTAGAGTAAGAGATGTCACAGACCAAGATAATTCTTTTCCATATATACAACCACGATTTAGTGCTTCAAGTGGTTTATATCAGATGTATCGGTTTTTACAAACACCCCCAGCAGTAGATTTAAATGAATATTCATATGGTATAAAAAATGATACATGGAACGCCGATATTCATTTACTATCGACATATGCATTTTTATCAGATGAAGAAGTAAAGGTGTTTGCGTTAAATGAACAACGATATCTAATAAAAGATGTAAGGGATTATAATTTTTTAAGTGTGGTAGGAAGTAAAAAAATTAAGTTAGATTCGTTAGGAATGATATCATCTTGGATGTGGTATTTTAGAAGAAACGATGCATATTTAAGAAATGAATGGAGTAATTATACAAATTGGCCATATAATTACATTCCGTACGATTTAGAACAAGCCCCGCCGAATGGATCATGGAAATATAATAATTTCTTGGGCGATTTTGTAGGAGATGGTGTTTCCTATATTGAATTTGAAAATCATTATCAAGCTGGGTTCGGTCCCGGTATAAATCCAGATGGTAGAGCTACGCCTTGGATGATAACAGGAGATTATAATCCTACAAATGAAAAACATATTATGGTTGATTTTGGAGTAATGCTGGATGGAAAATATAGAGAAAATGTGATGCCTTCAGGGGTCTTTGATTTTGTAGAAAAATTTACAAGAACAAAAGCTAACGCAAAAGATGGTATATATTGTTATAATTTTTGTTTAGATAATAACCCATATGATAATCAACCATCTGGTGCAATAAATTTAAGTAAATTTAAAAATATAGAATTAGAATTTAATACGATTACTCCGACGTTGGATGAAAATGCTCAATTTTCGGTAATATGTGATGCAGATGGAAATCAAATTGGTGTAAATAATCCTAATTGGAGAACATATGATTATACCTATGATTTATATCTTCATGAAGAACGATATAATATTGTTATATTTTCTAGTGGTAACGCATCCTTAGCATATGCTCGTTAAGTGAATAATAATATAAATTATGAATTTTATATTATTAAATTGTAAAAATTATGTACTACCAGCAGCAGTAGCCGTAGCAGGATCAGGAGTAGGAACAGGTTTATCAACCATAAATGTAGGATCCAAGCCAACAATCGCTTCACATTTACTAGATGCATCTACAACTAGGCTACTGATTCCATCAGCTCCAACAACATTTTTCATAGTAGCCGGTGTATAAGTACATAATTTTCTTCCCGCTCTACTTGAAAATGAATTACATCCTTGTCCGGGTACATCAGCTCCTTCATCATTACTAAACTGAGAACACGGTGCAATCTGTTCTGCACATGTCGGGAAGCTATTCGCTCCATGGTTCCGAATGTAATGATATGTTCCAATTGGCTCAGCACTTCCTTGTAACGCTGGAACATGATCTCCCTCCATACATTTATAATAATCAACGCCTAATGTGCCTAATTGAGCTTCTTCGTTTTCCGGAATACTAAAAGTGGTTTGGTTAACATCATCTGCAGTGGGAAGTAAGCTATCCACAGTTAATTCGGTAGGACCAACTTGAAAAGTGCCTGTGCCGTTACTAGTATTAAAAGTACCTGTACCTGTACCATTACCAGTACTAGTATACATTCCGGTTGATGGTTGGAAATTTGATAAAAAATCTAAGGGTGATGTATAATTACCACCACTACTACCAGTAGTACCCGGCATATAGGTATCATTTAAGGCATTACCACTTTGACCGGTGACTACGAAATTTTGATTTACAATTTGTGGTTGTTCACCAAAATTATTTGATACGTCAACATATCCAGTATGACTAACACCTGAAATATCAATTACGTATTCTTGTTTATTACTAATAGTACCGGTGTATGTCTGTCCACTAATATCAACATTGATTAAGTTTTCATACAACTCTAATACCGGCTTAATATATACAGATAATGCTAAAAGTAATATCAATATTACAAATAATATTATTAACGTTTTAATAGCAAAAGTTTTCATATATAAAATAATAATATTTTATTTGTGAAATAAACAATATTAAATTGGCTTTATTTTAGTTGGATTTAAAAACCGGTTCATTTTCTTAATAGTTCTATTTTCAGGAATAACCCGCCCATCAATATATGACTGTAGGGTTTTTAATTTCATATTCATTTGTTGAGCGAAATCGTTGAGTGTATACGGAGACTGAGTAATAGCCCATCTTATTTCTTCGTGTATTTGTCGTATTTCTATTGCTTCTGTTACTTCTGTTACTTCTTCTACCATTATGGTATATAAAATGTATTGTTTAAATATTTTTATGAATAATTAAATCCATTCAGACAATAATTTAATAGTCCCATTCTAACATAAACACCATTCTCTACATTTTGAAAATATTTAGCTCTAGGATCCAAATCACAAATAGGATTAATTTCATAATTTCGTGGAAGTGGGTGTAATAGAATAGAAATATTTTTCATTTTTACCATAACCTCTGGTGTCATAGTAATGCCTTTATATTGTTCAATAATAGTTGGATCAGTTTGATCTAATCTTTCAAGTTGTATTCTAGTCATATATACTACATCTACCAAAGATATACAATCATCATATTTGGTAATGTGTTTAAAATTACTCGTTTCTGGAAAAACAGTTTCGTCAAATTCAAGACCATTAATTTCTAAAAAATAAATTTTAATATTATTATCATAAAACATGTAAAGTAGTTTTATAAGTGAATGAACAGATCTATTATTTTTCAAATCTCCAACGAATAATATAGACGACAATTTTTTATCAAAATGATTATGAATGGTATATAAATCCATCAACGCTTGGGTGGGATCCTCACCAGATCCATCTCCCGCATTAATTAGCGGTACATGTGTAAATGTTTTAATATCATTAAATATATTTTTGTCCGGATGACGAATAATTAGTAAATCACAATATGCTTCCATCGTCTTTATAGTATCTCTCAGTGATTCTCCTTTTTTTGAACTGGAATTTTCATGAATATAGGTAATGAATGATCCGCCACATCGATTAACGGCAGATTGAAACGAACAAAATGTTCGGGTAGATGGTTCAAAAAACATAATACCAATATTAAATGGTTTTAGGGTAGTATTACTTTTATTGTTTGGTCTCATTCTGCTATTTTTATTAATAATTTTATATTTTGTAGCGAGTTTAAAAATAATTTCAATATGTTCTTTTGATATATCGGCAATCGAAATTAAACTATGCATTATATATTGATTGATAAAATAATAATAATAATATGAATTAATACTTTTAGAATATAATGTAAAGATATAATATATGACAACAAAAACAGATGAAAAATTACAAAAATCCGAATTACTGAATATATTTAAACCCCCAAAACCAATACAAATTGGGTTTACTGATTTCATAAAAGAGTTAGCTATTATGACTGTTGTATTGATTGTATTTTTTTGGTGTGGTGCTAGTTTCCATACCTTAATGCACGGTTATAAACAGTATAAAATGAGCGATTTTCAGGGGTGGGATGTTAATAAAGTACCTTATACATGTGACGTACCACCTAAAGATGGGGATAGTATGTTTTCATTAAAAACTTCAAGTAGTGCATATTGTCCAAATGGATTAGAAACAATATGGGGTATATTTCCAGAAATAATAGATTGGTACCAAAATACGTCAAAAGAAATATTTTCATCATCAAGGAAAATATTAATGAGATTAATTATGCAAGTACGAGGAAATTATGTTAAATCTACACCACCAGAGGACACGTCGGGGTTTTTTGGATTAATGGCCTCATCTATAATTGGTGGAACTGCTGTATTTGCTTCTCCAGCTTTAGCAGCATGTTTAATATTGTTTTATGGATTTACGAATATAAAACACTTCTTTTTTGTAATGAATGAGACCATAGTATTGAAAAATAAAGATGGTACAAACGATATTGGTGGAGCGGAAGGATCGTGGTGGATAGCAAATGGTAATGATTCATATGTTTCTCCTGCATTTTGGATAAAAATAGCGAAATGGTGTGGTTTTAATTTTGTATTCTTTTTAATAGGATTATGTTTAATGTTTGCATCAGTTCCATTATATATGTTGTCATCTATGTTTTATTGGGTAACTATGTTTGCAGCAAAAGGAGATAAATCATTTAATAAAGAGGGTAAATTTAATGATATATGGAATATATTAAAGAACCATAGTACTGGAATAGCTTCTTTGTGGATATTGTTGGGTGGATTGATTGCATGGAAAAATCTAGGTTTTGGTGCAACGATTGCTGCAATTGTAGTGTTAATATTACACATGGGAATGAATTTTTATGGATATATGAAAGGTGACAGCATAAATATATAATTTATCGCAATATAATGAGTTACAAATATAATAATTTAAAAATTAATTTATTATATTTCTATGGGCAAGAAAAATAATAAAAAAAATAGTTCTGGTAAAAATAACCAAATAATAGTAAGTGTTTGTACCCCTACATTTAATAGGCGACCGTTTGTATCGACTATGATACAAATGTATGAGAATCAAGATTATCCAAAGCATAAAATGGAATGGATTATAATAGATGATGGATCAGATAAGATTGAAGATCTAATAACAGAAGCCCAAAAACGTATTCCCAATATAAAATATTTTAAATACGATGAAAAGATGCCGTTAGGTAAAAAAAGGAATTTAATGCATGAGAAAAGTATTGGTAATATAATTGTATATATGGATGATGATGATTATTACCCCCCATGTAGAGTAAGCCATGCTGTAGAAACATTAAATGCAAATAATAACGCCTTATGTGCTGGATCAAGTGAAATTTATGTATATTTCAAACATATAAATAAAGTAATACAGTTTGGGCCTTACTCTCCGAATCACGCAACAGCGGGGACATTTGCATTCAAACGTAAATTATTACACGATGGAAATACATATAATAATGAAGCAGCATTAGCAGAAGAGAAACAATTTTTAAAGGATTATACAGTACCATTTGTACAATTAGATCCAAAGAAAACCATATTGGTATTTTCACACGAACATAACACATTCGATAAAAGAAAGTTATTGGAAAACCCCAACCCCCAAGTGGTAAAAGATGCCAAATGGACAGTAAAAGATCTAGTAATAGAAGGAGAAATGCGTGATTTTTTTCAAAATAAAATCCATGGTTTGCTTAAAAGTTATGAACCCGGGTTACCCAAGCATAAACCAGATGTTTTAAAGCAAACAGAAGAAATAAAACTAGAACGAGAACAAATGATGAAGGTAGAGCAAGAAAAAATGAGGAAAAACGGTCAAATACCACAAAATGCGAATCAACCTCAAATTATAGCTGAAGGGCCAAATGGTGAAAAGAAAGCATTAAGTATGGATGAGATAATACATATACTTAGACAGAAAGATGAACAAGTTCGAAATCAGCAAGCATCGATTAATCAATTAGAATATAAAATAACAGATTTGACTAAAACAAATAATGAGTTGTCACTAAAAAATACCGTTGCACCAACCACAACTAATGCAATTAATAATTTCGGCGATGATGTAGTAATATTGCTTAATCAAAAGATAAAATTATTGGAATTGCAACTATCCAACTTAAGTAATAGTAATAATGTATCCGTAGTAATTAATATTCCCGCTGTTCCAGTAGTAAATAATGATGAGGATTTAGTTGAAAAACTCATCCTACAAGGACAAAAAATAAGACTATTAGAAACACAAGTAAACGGTTTAAAGGATAATAAAGAACCCCTAAATGTAATAATGGAGGGGCCTGATGGTAAAAAGAAATCGTTGTCATCACAAGAAGTTATAGAATTATTAAAAGAGAAAGACGGAATACATATGAATTTACATTCAAATTTCATGCGTTCAATTGAACAAACAAAGGCAATAACTAATGAGAATGAATTATTAAAAGAAAAGGTAGCATTATTAGAACATATGAAACATAAATTAGAATCTACAGTAGAAATGAATGCTGCTAAAAAGATACAGATAAAGGAAAGGGAAGTAATTGAAATTTCCATAAACGATTAAAATTGATTTTTTAATTTCCATAAACAATTATATAAAATATAACATGTGGAAAATAAAACCAAATTTTGATTATAGCGTATATTACGGAAAAGAAATACAAGTTTATTATAATACAAGTGGGTTAAAATGCGATGAAAAAGAAAATAAAATATCAATAGGTATATTATACCTAATTCATCAGACCAACATAAAAGAACCAACAGTTGTAATATTAGAGAAAAAAATCAATATAAATAGTCCTAACCCATATTGTTACGAAGTAAAAATATCTATTACTGCTAATTTAATACAACATGTAAAAGTAAAAGAAAACGATATTGAAGTTGCAGTAAAACAACTATGTAATGATGTGGTAGGTGTTTATGATGTACATGTTAATATCTTAGAACTTATAGATTTGTTTGTAGAAATATAAAGAATAATATGTCTATAAATATAATATTTTTATAATATTATATTTATTTATTTATGGTATCAATTCATCATCACTAATATTAATATCGTGATCTTGATCAAAATTATCATTAAAAAATGAAATGTATCTATATATTCTACTAGAATCTAATTTTGTAATATCATAATTTTCAAAAAGAGTATTAATTTCGGTTTCATTCAGATTTTTGTTTTTCAAGTCGTTGAAGAATACCAGTAAATCCTTTTTATCCATCATCAGTTGCTGAGACAAATTAAATATAAAGATAGAATTATTGAACTCTGTAGAATATTTAGTTAACACTTTTGTAAATCTTACATCATCTGTCTCTTTTGGTTTATATTTAATATTAGTACCCTTAATATGTTTGTGCAACAAATAATTATTATTAAAAGTTTTTAAAAGTGAGGTCATTTCGTTAAATTGCCATATTTGTTTTTGAAATGTGATTCTATCAATATAATCCGCAAAACAAATATTATCTAAAAACATGTTATAGAGAGGTATATTATTCAAATCTTTTTGCTTAGATAATACATCAACAATATTTTCATGCCATAATAATGCAATAATAGTTCTATCTGTTTCTGATATAATTTGATTATGTGATATAATATCATACGAATTATTAAATAAAGTTACAACAGTTTTTTTAATATCATCAATATATGATTTTGTCTGTATAGTATCAAAAATATTGTGTTTTCCAAAAATATTTGGATTTTTAACATAGATATTATATAAATTGCATAATTTGCGAATATCGTATTGTGAATATTCTTTAATTCTATTATTTATTTCCTCTGTATGTCCAGGCATAATCGTTTTTATAATATTTAACATTTGAGGGTCGGTTGGTGATTTTAGTTCGAAAACATGACACACTTTCATGAGTTCTTTAATTTTTTTATCAATATGATAATTTCCAATGCATATAATAGGATTATAACTATAATCTTCACTCTTTTGTTTTTTTGTTTTTTTCGGTCTAATAATTTTAATTAATGCATTTATTCCTCCTTTATCGCCGTTATTCATTCCATCTATTTCATCCATAATAATGCATATTTTTCTAGTATTTCTTTTGAACATAGTCATAACATTATTTTCAGACATATTTTGTTTAGTAATGGTTTCTATGACTGACTTATTTCTGACATCTGATGCATTATAATTAATTATATCATAGTTTAAATCTTTAAGAATATTATTTATAAGTGTTGATTTACCGCATCCCGGATTTCCATATATATATAATCCTCGTTTAATGGTTAACGAATCTTTATTATTTTCAAAGTCATTCATAATGTTTTTTATATTATGAATTAAGTTTTCTCTATCCAATATTGTATTTAAATTAATAGTTTCCATAATAATATACTAATGTGATTCTTTTATACAAATTTTTACCTAATTAATTTATCGGTGTATATACCTTAACATGTTTCTACATTTTGTCGATTGATATTGAATACATAACGCATCATACAAATTATATAAAGTACTATATTTCTTATTTTTATATGTAATTTTTCTATTTTTAAATAATATATTGAGCGTATGATTAATAAAATGAGAGAATGAGAATGCGTGATCAAACGATATTAATCGTCTACCGTACGTTATTTGATTGGTTATTGTATTATAAATAGCTTTGTTGTAATATTTAATATAGTTCTGTTTAGAAATGTATACTTTAACAGTGATCGGTATATATTCATATATATAACGACGTAATTCAACTGCTATTCTTAAAATATATCCTAATGTTTTGTCCATTTAATATTATATTTTAAAATAATATTAAATTTTTTTATGCATCACATAAATCTCTATCATTTGTAATTCCGTCCCATTTTATACCGAGAGCATCAGACCATGATTGTTTATTACACTTACCAATAGCACCTGAGTATTTTGGGTCATCTCCAAAATTGAATCTTTCGCAATTAGTATTCCCTGATGAAGGATAATTTGGACATACAGTATCATCCGTATTTCCTAAACCGTTAATATTTACACATTCTCTAGTCTGATCATCAAATTTCCAAAAATCAGGGCAATTACCAATAACAGGAGGCCATTTTTTACTGTTAACTGAATTACTAATTGACCACCCAATAACAAATAATGCAATTATTAATATTACAATTGACGCATAAATTACGCTATATTTGAAACTATCCATATAATATATGATAATAAATAAAAAAAGCTTGAGATTTTTTTATAAAATTATATATATAATAATGTCGAAATCATATTTAGCAAACGGACGAATTCCAATTATGGATGAAGCTCAAATGAATCCATTTGAGTTATATGATAAAATACCTACAAAAACAGAAGATTATGTAGAAGCGATGAATGGAAATTTCTATGATACTGTTTTATCTAAAGCTTATTTTTCAGCACCCAATCAAGATATATTACAAAATGGGATAAGGGCTGGTGTATATGCAAAATCAAATAACCAATATATTATAGCTAAACAAAATGTAGATAGTTTAAAAACAATTATGAGAAGCGTGTTTTTACAACACGCAGTTAATATACCAACTGATATTACTGGTCAGATAGAAACCTTAAATAAAATAGTGATTGATATTTGTGTAAAAGACGTACATGGTGAGGCTACAAGTTATATAAAATATAAACAAGATTTAACAACTTTGGTACAGCCGATGGATAAACCTGCTCAAAATGACAGAGATTATAAACACCTAGAATTTAAGAGGTTTTAGATAGTAACTATAGAATATCAGATGATTCATAAACTACAATATATAAATAAATGTATATATTGTACCTATTTGTACCTATTTGTACCTATTTGTAGTTATTTTAATTTGAAAAGCATCATAAAGTCATCATTTTTATTGGTGTCTTTTCTGGTATCGAATAACGTAACATTAAATTTTTGTTCAATTTCTGCTTTATTATTAAAGGCACTTAAATTAGATAACAGAGGAATATTTTTGGGTTGTATACATTCGATTATATATATACCATTTTTGTTTAAATATGGCGAAAGTGTATTAAATGATAAAATCTGATGAGAAAGTTCATGACTTCCATCATCAATAATAATATCTAATTTTTTCTTAATTTGGTTATCCATTAAATTTTGTAGTTGAGGTTGATTAGATTGATCACATACAAATGTATCAATTTTGTCTTCATTTATAATCATAGCTTCTTTGTATATATCAATTCCATAGATATTAGCATTAATGAAATAGTCTCGCCACATACGCAAACTATTCCCCGTTTTATATCCAAATTTTGTAATAATTCCATTTTTACCTCCCATTTGTCCTTTTTCAAGACACCCAATACCAATCTCAAGAACATTTTCTACATCATCAATATCAAATTCTTTGAATATTTTATTATAACTATTCATAAAATTATGACCAAATATATGTCTTCCATCTTTAAATCGCATAACCTTATCTAGACCATAATCTAAGGCACATTTATTTAAACTAAAATGTTCTGATTGTGGTATTTTATCATTTTTTAATAATTTAAGTTGTTTTCTTAGGTTTTTATTTTCTTCATACAAATCATTATATTTTTCTTCAAATAAATTTAATCGTATAAATTCAGCTTCAAGTTCTTTCGTATTTTTAATATATTTATTAAAATCAAACATATTTTGATCTTCCATATCCTTCCATTTTATTTTTATATTCGGATTAAAACCTATTGCCTCGTTTTTTAATACATCATTTTTTTTTGGTATATAGCTAGCTATTTTATTGATAAATTCATTTTCACTTTTTTGTAACATCGTATCTATTATTAATTTTAACCCGGAATACTCTCCAAATATATTATTAAAATATACTTCATAGTTATTTAACACTTCATTAATTTTATCATATATATTACCTAAATTGCTCCATACTATAAAATCACTATATGGTATTTGATCTTTACATGGTACTTCTTCACTAATAATTATAACACCACTTAATAATGCCGGTAATATCCTAAATTCTTCGAATGTATGATGATGATCGGTTTGGTGAACATTAATGATAATTTTGGTATCTTTATAAATATTTTTAAGATGATCGATATTAAATATATTGGTAATATTTTTTTTATTATATGTTGTTAATTTCGGATCAGTTTTAAGTTTATCCATAAATATTTCACGTCGTTTACTATTCCCAATACAAATATAAGATGTTAGTATATCAAATTTTCTTGTGGAAAATGCAGATTTTACATAATCAAATGGTATTGGTGGTATATAAATAATTTTGTTTTTCTCTTCTTGTGTTATAGAATTAGAATTTGTAATGTTATATATATTGGGTTGACTATATTCAACTATAATATTAAAATTACGAAATGAATTCATATTATCAATACGAACATTATAATATTCATTTTCGTTATAGATACCTTTGATAATTCCTGGTTTTGCACCTTTCATATCTCTACCTCCATTCAAAACTAATGTATGTTCTAATTGAAACCAAAAACTAATTTCGTTTTTAGATCTGCTTTCGGTATTAATATTAAATTTTATTTCACTATTAGGATTACTTTTAGTATAATTATTTATAAATGTAATTAATAACGGTATATTTGTAGCATATCTATTTAACGTCGATTTTTCAAAATTAGATGGATATACAATATTATTCATACTATAATTTATTATATTATAATTTGTTATTTTACTAAATTTATAAAATACATTAACTGTAAATGGAAGACATATTAAACGGATGGATTTACCCAAAGAATATGAAAAAACGATCTTATCATGACGGAGAGTTTAAGATTGACTTTCCTAAACAGAATTTAATAAATATGATTAGAGGAGAATGCGAGAGTAAAGATGAAATAATATGGATTCGTAATTGTGCCCTTATAAGTAAGAAAAGCAAGTATTGGTTTAAAGAGGATCAGTGCAGGGTTACAGATTTAGATTTACTAGCAGATAATTTAGATGCATTAACGCATGATTGCATATTAATATCTTCTTATGGTGCTAGACCTGTTCCTAGTTCAGTTAAAGATGAGACTGTACAAAAAATATTAGAATGTAAGCATATTACAAAATGGTTTACCCAAAATTACGATGGAACACTTATACATCCAAAATTATTTCCGTATCCGATTGGATTTCCAGCCGTTTCTATCTGGTGGGTTGGTAACAATAAAAACTCAACGATTGATAGAATGTTAGAGATGAGGTATAAATGGTGGGATAAAAAAGAATTGAAAGTATTGTGTGATGTACATTTATTACAAAGACCTGGTGTAGGTAAAGAAAGATTAATTGTTAAAAGTGAAGTGGCGAACAAACCCAAATGTGATCATGTAGAAGTATTACAGAAGCGTACATCTGATATGAAATCTGTATATGAACTATATTCTAAGTATCAATTTGTAATATGTACACATGGATTAGGGTTGGATTGTCATAGAACATGGGAAATTTTTATGGCTGGAGGAATAATCATTACAAAACATTCATCTATGGATTACCTATATGACGATTTACCAGTTATATATGTAGAAAATTGGGGGGAAGTATTTGACAAATCAAATTTAGAAAAATGGAAAAAACAAGTCGTTCATTTAACCAGCGAAGAAAATATTTTACCAAAAATGAAAAGAAGTTATTGGGTTGAGGAAAAACAATATAATTTTAATAAATTATAATTTATATGTCCGAAGAATCAACTCCATTAAATAATATCTCAAATAATAAAAAAATAATAAGGTTACAGGCCAACGTAAGAGGTTTTATGGAACGATTGAAATCCAAGAAAAAGAATGAAATAGATACAAAAAGCATGAACCATCAATATACATATCCACATTATTTTCCTAGAGGATCCCCCCCAAGAGGTCCACCCGGTATGCATACCTATCACAACGTAAACACTATACTATCAGATGATGAAATAAATAAAGAAACCGAACCTGAACCGGATGAAAGCAGTAATAAAGATGAAAATAGTAATAAAGATAAAAATACAAAGAAAAAAAATCTTAGTATGAGTAATATAGTAAATTTAGCAAAATTAGTTCAGAAAGAGGTAGTGAATGAAGATGAATTTAGGGATATTGTAAAGAGAATTCGAAAAAGAAACGAAGAAGTAGAATGGTCATTAAAACAAGAATTAATCTTAAAATCAGTTGGTGAAAAATCGTGCTGTTATTATCTATTACACAGAGATATAGCAGATGATTATAGAAAAATGTATCAAAAATCGATGATGTGGATATTTACACAAACTATGATTTCAAGCGTTATAATGTTTGTTGCTTCTGGTATACATACTAACTGTGCAGAAAACACATTATTTATAATACCACTTGTAGCGGGAGCTCTAAATTTATTAATTGCATTTCAACAAAAAATTTTAGAATTCAAACAACCCGAAAGATATATGTTAGAACATGCAACTACATCGAAAAGCTTTAGAGAATTATATGATGACATAAATATACAATTGGGATTATCCAGAAAAGAAAGAAGTCCTATGCCATTATATTTAAATATGATGAAAGATAAATATATTATGTGTAAAAAAATTGCTCCTTATGTTTCCAAAAGTAAATATGGAAATTTTGAAACTACTTATTTAAATCGGGTCGATCCTGCATCAATTAATGGAAGAAATATAGGTAACTTTATGAATGCATTTCAACTCATGTCCGATGACAACGTAACAAGTGGTGATTGGGATTTATTAACGAGAAAAAAACTAAATGGTATTCCTGAGGATATACTAGGGTTAACGCCAATTGATATATCAAAACGAGATATATTATTATCAGATGAAAAAAGAAGACTCGATAATAATGAAGAATTAGTTGATTATAAATTAAGAAGCAAACATAAAATACACCAATTGAAAAAAAAGTATAAGGAAGATGAGGAAGATTACAATAGTGATCTTAGTTTTGATTTAAACTCCAGTAATAATAGCTCTGATATTTCGGACGATGAACAAGTTAATGACCAACAACCTGTATTACTTTTAACAGGTAATAAAAATAGTAGAAAAATAGGAGAAGAAAATGTTTAGATATACTATGTGGAGTGATACTACTCAAGAAGATAAGGATCTATTTAATGAAAATGGATATGCAATTACATATGGAGAACTAACATTAGATGGATTGAAAGATATCATGAAAAAGGTTGATGATAAAAAAGATAAAGTATTTGTAGATCTTGGATCGGGTAACGGAAATATAGTTATTAATGCTATAAAAGAGTATCCTCAATTATACATGTCAATCGGCGTTGAATTATCAAAATCAAGACATGATGTTGCTATGGATAATTATATGAAGGAAAATGTTAATATAAGGGAAAAGGTGAAATTTCTAAACCAGGACATACTAGACGATGGATTTGATTATAGCGATTTCGATATTATATATATAAGTAACTTGTGTTTTCCTGACGATGTGAATATTAAACTTTCGAAAAAAATTAAAAAGGAATGTAATCCCAGTACACATATTTTTTGCAGTAAACAGCTGCATGATATAGATAAAATAGAGTCCTTTCCTGTGTGTCAAACTTGGACAAATAACAGTATTATCAATTATTATAAAATATAATATGTAAATGAATTAAATCTATATATATATTATATGTCATTCGTTTATTCTAAAAAACGAATTTTAGGAGGTAAACGTAAAATTAGGTCTAGAAGGAATGGTGGGTCAGGTAGAGGCATGCCTACCGGATTAAAAGATCACCGGGGGAATATGATATATGTTCCGATAAAATCAGACAGAGAATATGCGATAGAAGGTGATATAGGAGAAAGCAGTTGGTCAGATGTAGCGCAACTGCGTGGAGTTGGTGCCCCCCCCACTATGGATGAAATAGATCAAGTTAGCAGCGAGAACTCAACCCTAAACTTTATAGCAATTGCAAAGGCGAAGGCGAAGGCGGAGGCGAAGGCGGAGGCGAGGGCGAAGGCGAGGGCGAAGGCGAGGGCGAAGGGTGGAAGAAGAAAAACAAAGAGGTCGAGTAGAAAAAGTAGAAAAAGTAGAAAAAGTAGAAAAAGTAGAAAATCTAATAGAAGAACCAAAAAGTAGATAAATACTTATAAAATGTATATAGAACTTTAGTATTATTCATTATTAACTAAATAATAATGAATACTCAAAAAGAATTCACCATAATGTGGTTTATAATGTTAGTATGTCTGATAATGTGTTGTTTAATTACAATATTATATTTATCTTTTAGATGGTATATATATTATTGCTGGTCGTATTGTAATCCAAAAAATATTAGTATTAATACGGTTAACTCGCCGATTGAACAATTGGTGATGTCAACATTACCCCAACTAGAAGTATAACTATTGTTAAAATTTTAATTTAACGTCTTCTCTCTATAAAATATATTAGACCCTATAATTTATCAGACTTGTCTATATAGAATCAGTACCTCTCCTCTCAATATAATACACCCTTATAAGATAATAACGAGAGACACACCGTAAAATAAAAAATCGATATTATTATTAAAACTTATGCATCACCCCCAATTATCTTGAAGTTGTTTGTCAAATCGAGCTTTAGTATCAGACGCTGCATCATATATTGATGTTACGCTATCATTCTCTAGATTAATAGTTTCGTTTGCTGGATTATAATCATAAGTAACTCTTTCATACGAAGTTAAAGTGGACGGCGACATAAACATCGAAGGAACCGGCTTGTTAAATACTCCACGGTCAACCACATTCATAAATACGTTGAAGCTACCAACAATATATACATTCATTTTCGCCCTACTTATAGAAGTATATAATAAAGATTTACAATTTCCTCCACATTCGATGGATGGATTCCACATAGTATGTGAAGGATGCATAAATATTATAACGTTGTTAAACTCCAATCCCTGTACTTTGTGAACAGTAGATGCATATGATAATTCAAATACTTCAAATAATTTCAAAGTTGAGTTTATAACTTCAATATTACTATCAGAATGGTATTTTATATTGAACTCTTCTTTTGATACATCTATACCTACCAAAGTAGCAATATCACCATTAACACGGGGTACTCCATCATCATTATAATTATAATCATTCTTTTTTCTGGTCAGAATATCACCGATACAAAATGTCTGAAAATTGTTTTTAACACAATTATCCTCACTATCTAAATGATCATTCGTGATATATTGCTTCTGGTTATTTTCATCATATATATATTCTGCATGCTTTTGTTCATTATAGCATTCTTGTATTAAAGAATTTATTGATTCAGACGAAGCAGCTGCCTTTGCTGATCTATGAGGTGTAATTAATTTCCAGTCATAAATTAAAGAGGTATAAGTCTCATCACCATCGCCATGATTTATCCCAGTATTTACATTTTTGGATTGATAATCCTTTGATTTATAACCGATACTATCTAAGACAGATTTAATTTCTTCATCTGTCCCAAGAGATGATTCAATAAATTGAACGGTACCCTTTATATCTGATTTATTAATTTTTATTCCATTTTCAATCTTGTTGCATATATTTTTAATATCTTCGTTGCTACGATTATTAATTTTTAATGTTACAACTGGCGATACACCCATTTCGTTATTAAAATACCCATTTGGTGCTGCATCGCATATAATATTAAATGGACTACCAGATCCAACAGGGGGTAACTGACCTGGATCACCAATTAACCATAATTGACAATTATATTTCTCACAAAATGACATGACATCAAAATACAATTTATTATCAAGCATCGATGCTTCATCTATAATCAAAAGCTTAGGTAGTGGTAATTTTTCTCTAATTACTTTACCAATAGTATAATACAGAAATTTATGGATGGTCATTTGATTTGCTTTTGGGATTGGTTTACATGCCTCAATCGTTTCACAGCATCTTCTAAACGCAACTCCTGTGGGTGCTGTAATATAAACATTCTCCATATGCAAATGTTCAGTATAATTAATCTTAATATATAAAGCAATATCAACACATGTTGTTTTTCCCGTTCCAGGTCCACCTCTAAGAATAGCGTAACTATTATTGATCATATTATATATTGCATTTAACTGTTCATTATTAAAGGTATTACCATTCATGTAAGTACGCTCATGCAACGTGATTGCAGTATTAATCTTGTCCCTATCATAATAATATGTATTTCGATTACGAAACTCGTCTATGGTCAACGTAGTCATTTGTTTATCATATTTTTTAAAGAACTCTACAGTAGAGTATGGACGAGATTTTACCTGTCCATATAATATCGAACATGCCATTTTTTCTACTAGGGCTTTAAAAATTCTAACAACATTTTCCCTAATTTCAATATTACGTCTGCTTTGATCCATTCGTATAATATCAGTACCCGATATTGTTTTAATAATATCTGATTTAAATATATAATTTATTAAAAACTTACTCTCCCCGTCTATATTTATTTTGTTAGAAAGAAAATCTTTGGATAGACGTTTATAATTTTGCCACTTTAAATACCACGAATCTCCGAATAACTCAATTAGCCAACCTTCAACATACGTATCAGGTGTTATTTTTAAATTCAATTTGGTACAAATCTTAACGCATGATGCAAAAGATAATAAGTTGGCCTTGAACCGAAGAAAACAAAAGGGGTTTGTAAATAAATCTGACAAAACAATATCGTTGCCTGGAGTGTTAGAAATATGATTAATAATTTGATAAAGTTTATTAGATGTAATACGAGCGTTTAGTTGACGTATGTCTTCTAGATGATTGACCGTAAAAGTGTCCAATTCGTGGCTATATTTATTAAGTATGTCATTATCAAATTTTTTTTTTTGATAACGTATTGCATATTTCAATACATCCTGGTATTTTTCTAGTATTCGTTTATTATCCTTTTTTGCATTATTACGCTTTATTGTTGCTAAGTTTGGCATTATTATTTTATTATATCGATTGAGCGTATTTTCAAATCATTTTTAATTTTTAATTAATTAACAAAAAATTTAATTAATTAAATCATTTATAAAATTCATTTATAAAATTCATTTCTTAGCCTTAACCTTCTTCTTCTTACCAGTTTCGTTTTCTCTTTCGAAAACCCTGTGAGTTAAGAACTTTTCATATTCAAGTTCTAGACAATCAAGTTCTCTTAACCACATATCTTGAATAGACGTATTCATAACGTCTTGTAAATATTCAACCTTTACATCATGATCATTAGCAATCTTATCAACATTTTCTTCCGAAACACTATCCATCGTCATTTTCAATAAATATTTATAATCAACATCGTTATCAATTGTATCATATTCCTTATCCTTCAATATTTGAATAATAGTTTCCTTCTTTTTCTTTCTCAAATCAATTGTATCATCAAGTAATTCTTGAATATATCTCTTTTTATTTGATAACAAAGTAAGTTCTTTTTGGATAATTTGAATTAAATATTCTTTTCTAGTATTATATCCAGATAATCGATTACCATAATAATCATCAATAATTTCAGAAACGTTTTCATATTTTTTTAGCTTTTCATTTGCATCGAACATATGCATATTAGTAGTGGTAGCAGTAGTTGTTAGTTTCAAATGCTTTTCAAAACTAGTAATGCCGTTTTCACCATATGTAGATAATAGCTTATATAGTTTATCCTCGCTATGGAATACAATATGAATATCAATATTTGTAGATTTACTCATATCACTAAAATCTTTAATTAATGGGGTAATTTTTTTACCATTCTTGTCTGTAGTTTCCATAAGAGTTTCTAGAAATTGTTTATAATCATCCGTCCATGTACCAATTGGTAATTCTGTAATATGAACAGTAGTATCACTGATTACCTCATATTTACCTTTAATAAGATACTTCTGATCCGATATTTGAGAAATACTACCATTAAAACCCTCATAGTATGGAAGAAATGTGTTCTTATTTTGTCCTACTGTTCCGTCGGTAAGTTTAAAACGAAGATATGAAATAATATCCTTTACGTTATATGACAATATATCTGTACTAAAACCAGTACCAATTCCTTTTGAACCATTAATAAGTACCATAGGAACAATCGGCATATAATAGATAGGCTCAACAGGAAGCCCATCATCATCTAAATATTTTAATATAGGATCGTCTTGCTGATTAAATATAATACGTGTAATTTTATTCAATTGTGTAAATATATATCTCTCCGAAGCTGAATCCTTTCCGCCTTGAAGGCGAGTACCAAATTGACCATTTGGCATAAACAAATTAATATTATTCGATCCAATATAATTTTGTGCTAGACCGACAATTGCTCCATTCAAACTTGCTTCTCCATGATGATAACCAGAATGTTCAGATACATATCCTGAGAACTGTGCAACCTTAATTTCTGATGTAAGATTCTTTTTAAAAGAAGAATATAAAATTTTACGAAGACTAATTTTGAGACCATCCATCACATTTGGAATAGACCTATCACAATCATATTTAGAGAAATGAATCATTTCTTTATCAATAAAATCGTTGTATGTTATAGTTGAATGGTTAGTATCGAGAAAATTATAACGACTATATGAAGACAACCATGTCTTTCTATCGTCTGCTCTCTTTTTATTAAATACTTTATCGATAGCATCATCGCTTGTTTCTCCTAAATGTGAGAATGTAACAATCTTTTTATTTTGGAAATATTCTTTAAATTCAGTACCTGTACTAGTACCAAGTCCCTTGTAATATTTAATTTTCCAACCACTAGTATCATTCTCCTCCTTCCATTTATTATACTCGCCGTCATTATAGAATAAGCGTTCCTGTGATCCCTTTTTCGCTTTAAGAATAGGAGTATTCATAAAACCCATAAAACCTGGAATTTTGGACAACGTATCCCATTCAGATTGAAATAGATTAATACCTAGACCCTTAATATGTGAACCATCTAGATCTTGATCTGTCATAAACAATATTTTACCATAACGAAGTAATTTAGTAATATCGCCTTCTAAATATTTCTTTCCGGTTTCAAGCCCTAATATTTTTTTGATTTCAATAATCTCCTTATTATCATTAATTTTTTTCTGTGTTTCTCCTCTAACATTAAGAACTTTACCCTTCATAGGATAAACCCCTATCGTATTTCTATCCTCACTTGATAACCCAGATACAATACCAGCCTTTGCTGAATCTCCCTCACACATAATAAGCGTACATTCATTCGAATTTGAAGTACCAGCCCAATTAGCGTCAATTAGTTTATGAATACCACGAACATTTTTGGATTTCTTTCCATCACTTTTCTTGGCCGCCTTATTCTCTTTCAAATTCGTAATATCGCATGCAGCATCCATAATACCTTGCTTTGCCAACTTTTCAATAAATTTATCGCTAATAGAACATACTGATCCGAATTTAGCCAACGGTGTATTTAGATAATCCTTTGTTTGACTATCGAACGCTGGATTTTCTATGTCACATCGAACGAAAAGAATAATTTGCTCCTTAATTGAGTTTGCAGTTACAGTAACCTTCTTCTTCTTTTCGATGTAAGTAATCATCTTTTTAGTAATTTGATTTAAAATATAATCAACATGTTTTCCACCTTTGGATGTCGAAATTCCATTTACAAATGACACTTGTTGAAATTCATGTGTAGTACTTAATGCTGCTGCATATTCCCACCTATTATTTAAAGATTCTTCATGTACTTTTTTATTTCCGTCATCTAAATAAAGGTCAATATATTGTTGAAAATTCTTTATTGGTATTACGTTATCATTATATTTCACCTTAATATTTTTATCAGTTACAGCAGCTATATCATATACACGCTTAATCAGTAGTTCACGCATTTCGGGTGATAGATTTTCTATACCAAATCTCGAATAATCGGGTTTAAATACAATTTTAGTATATGGTTTAGCAACAGATCTACTAATAACAGGTTCACAAGTAACATCCAAGTTATTTTTAAATTCTTGACAATATTTCTTTTTTCTTGTATGGTCAATAGTTTCAATATATCCGTATGATGACCAAATAAGTACTAGTTTAAAACCAAAGCCATTTTTACCGCCTACTATTTTTTTTTCATCCTTATTATAATTCGTCGAAGTTCTAAGATGACCAAATATTAGCTCCGGAATCCATACATTATACTCAGGGTGTTTTTCAACATCGATTCCATTTCCATCATTAATCATCGTAATTGTTCCATCATCAGAAATAGAAATACTAATATTCGATACAGGAATACAATTCTCTTTTTTATCGTTAATTGCTTGGTTCATGCGAATAACATGATCTCTACAGTTTACAATTCCTTCATCAAATAGCTTATATAATCCTGGAATATAATTCATATAACTTTTTACAATTTTTTTGTCTTTACATACCCAAGAAACAGCATCAATATTTTCAACGCTCCCGATATAGGTATCAGGATTGTCTAAAATATGCTGTTTGTCCGTCTTTTTTTGGTATTTACTTGCCAATTCTGTCATGTTTTATATCTAGAAATCTCTTTAATCTATTTTCAATTTTATTTAAAAATACAATTAATATATATAACATGAATTATACTCCTCAAACAAATACTAGAATGGCGAGAGATGCAGATATTGTATTAAAACCCGTTCATGATCCAAACGCATATCGTAAATCTGTACGTGAATTTGCTGCTAAACAAATAAATATAATTAGAGCTAAACAAAGGGTGACTGTTACACGAGCCTTGAATAGTTTTGGTAGGGTTGCTGGGGGTGAAAATGGATTTGGAGAACCCATTAAAAATAAAGGCTATTATGGTATAACACCCCCATTAAGTTATGCATTTACATCTAGACCTAGTTACCAAGCCATAATTAGCGATAGTGTTCAAAATAAACATTTGGGGGCTGTTCATAGTTCAAATATATCATTTAGTAATATACCCGCTCGTACTAAAGGAACTTATTGTCCTCCTAAAAAAATAAATATAAGATAAAATAAAATATTTAGAGAATATATAATGGTTAAGAGACTTGATGCTTCAGCCGATGGTATGTACCACACAGGGGGTGCTAAATATAAGATGAATAGAGGTAGTCGTGCCCAAGTATGGCACAAAACTGCACTTAAAACAGCAGGAGGTTTAACAAGAAGCCAACTTAAGATGAACAAGCACGGGCGAATTGTTTCTTTGAAAAAGTCAAAGAGCAACCCTCTTAAGCGTTTGACAGCAGCTGGCTACAAGACAAAGAAGGGTGTTTTTGGTTCATCCAAAGACGGTAAGAAAACTAGAAAAAAGAGAAGTCGTAAATCCAAAAAGTAAATCGATATATAAACATATAAGTTAAATAGTTTAAAAAATTTACATTATTTATTATAATATGAATTTTTTAGAAGAATTAAATAATGAAATATCGGTGGTTATTAAATGCAAAATAAGTAAATTTATTAAAGAAGAATTGCCAGATATTTTTGAAAAATCATGGGATAATGCCAATACAAATATTACGAATCATACTGTAAATATTACGAACAAACTTGATGTAATGACAAAAGATATATGTGGATTAATTAATAATATTAGCAATTTACATGGTAATACTAGCACATCATTAAGCGTAGTAGAAGATATTACAAAAAAAATAGAACAACATGTATCGCATATTAATAATACAATTAATAATAGTGATAATGAAAATGTATTTTTAGAAATAAATGAATGTAATCGTAAAAATGATGAAAGTTCTATTAATGTTGTTCCTAGTGACCAAGAATATAAAAATGAAATGACTAATAATGAAAAAGATAATAACCAATCACCAATAACAAAGTTTTTCCCACCAAATTTAGAATTTACAACCACCGACAAGGACAAGGAAGAGGAAGAGGAAGAGGAAGAGGTTTTTGGAATGAATAACGAACAGGTAGAAGATTTAATAAAGGAAGAGGAAGAGGAAGATGAAGAGGAAGAGGAAGAGGAAGAGGAAGATATTGAAGTTGAAGAAAAGGTAATTAATGGAAAAACATATTATTATCAATCAAAAATCCCTGTGGAGGAAGAGGAAGAGGAAGAGGAAGAGGAA